CGTTTAGATGACCATTTGACATATGCACAACATAATATACAAGGAGACAGAATGCTTTATACAGCACCTTTTGGTACTGCAGATACAAAATTAGCATATATTAACCCACCACAATATCTTGGGGCATATTCAGTTATGGCTCACCCACAACAAGATGGTGGAATAGGTGTTAAATTTCAGAGTGCTGGATTGTACGACATGGGTCCCGGAGTCTTTGCATCTCTTGATAACTTAGTTTTACAACAAGCAGCAAAAGATAGTGGTATACTTGCTGGTGTAGAAATTGGTGAAATAGAAAATATATCACAACAGATAGCAAATGAAGTAGCTTTAGCTGAATTAGAAAACTCATTAGGTATGGAAGGTAGCAACTTAATGCATTCAATGATGAGTAACACTATTGGAGGTTCAGTTTCAATAGCTAAAGTTATGTCTGAAAGAGAGGTAGCTTCAGCCATATTAGAGAGCTTTGAAAGTTATGGAAAAGGTAAACAAGAACAAGTAGCACAATTAATTGAAAGAATGATTAAAAGGTCTAATGCTTTATCTATATCTTGGAAAAGAGCAACTATGAATGGTTTATGGTCTGAATCTCCATTCGAAAGATTTGATTGGGAAAGGACTAAAAACAACCGAGAAGATGGAGTTTGGAAAAGAGGAGTAGAAGGTCCATGGAATGAGGGAGATGGTAGTGGACTCTCAGTATCTCCATATATTGCCTCAGAAAGACTGTCATCTAAAGACTATCCTAACTTGCTAGGTAATAGAAAGGTTCCATTTGTTTATTCCCAGAGGAAAAAACGAACCTTTAGACCAACCCTTTAACACAAGCTTTAAATACTATTACTGTTTAATTTAACTATAGTGTAGCGTAGTGTATTTGTCTAGACAACAAAAGAGGTATAAAAAATGACATATTTCCTAGGTAGAGACGTAGACGTGTTCTTGACACTCGAATCGAAGGTCACCGCCAGCGGACTCGCTGTAGATGCAAACGAAAGAGTTGTATTAGCAGCAGATGCTAGCGCAACTATTCCAAGTATGATTAACGGTGCAACAGTGGCAACAGCAGCAGTCTTAGATTTGACAGGAGTTGACCTGTCTATAGGCGTTAGTGATGAAGACGTCGGTCCTTTCTTTGGTCAAGAGACCACTCAAAAAGTTGAGTTAAGAAAAGAGACTACACTAACCCTTACAAGAAAAAAGAGCGACAGTACGTTCGATATTATATTTAACGGACCCTGTTCAGGAACTCAGTTTATGGGTGGTACATCCAATGCTGATTTACTACAAGCAAAAAGGCAAGGTGCAAGATTCGGTATTAAATTTGAAGGTGCTGAGATGAGAATGAACGATGGATTAGAAAATCCAAAGTTAGTTACAGAAAGTGGCGCAACAACCGCATCATGCTACGGTTACCGCCTTCACATTAGATTTAAAGATGGAACAAACGCTGGAGAAGTTTTCACATTAAGAAACGCAGGCTTCACAGGACACACTACAAGTCTGAATGCAGATGGTGCACAAGAAGAGACATTAGAATTTATGTCAACAACTCCACCATTCATTCATGTACCAAACGGAGCAAATAGTTTCCACACTACACTAACCCCAACGGAGGAGATGTAAACATGGCTTATTTTTTGGGTAGAGATGTTAGCGTATTTATATGTACGGAAGCAGCAAACGGAACAAACGCAAGTGGTGTGTTTGTAGACAATGCTGGAGATTTAGCAGTTGTAAGTGGTAGCGGAGACGCATGCTTTGCACACCCTCTTGGTAGTGGTGTCGCAAGTGCAGGTAACGAAGTACAAAACATGACTGGTGTCGATTTATCTATCGGTGCAGTTGATGAAGATATAACATACTTCGGAGAGCGCTCAGTTACAAAAGCTGAAATCAAAAAAGAAACAGTATTAACAATAACCAAAAAGAAAACAGATAATGTTTTCGATGGTGTATACAACAACGGTGGTAGATACGGAGTATCTGGAAGCAGCGTAGGTAATGCTTTCGCTGATGGACTTGGACAACCAAGCCAACAAAAGGTATCATCTGATATATCTTATGGATACAGAATACACGTACAAATGAAGGACCAAACGGAAACCTTTAGTATACCAAACGCATGTATACAAAGCCACACTACTAGTTTGAACGCAGATGGAACTACAGAAGAGACAATTGAATTTATGTCCTATGTAACTCCACTAGTTACAACCGGTAATGTTGCTACTGCAGCTACTACAGCTGCAAATATCTAAGCAGGTTAGGGGCATGAGCCCCTCCTCTTAGAGGAGAACTATAAATGACAGAAAAAGAAACATGGTCAATGGAAGATTTGATGAACCTCACTGATGAGGTACAACAAGATGAATTGGTTTTTAGAGGAAAAGCTTTGACTTTTCAATATTGTGAATTGACAGAATCAGAAGAGCCTAAAATGAAAGGTTTGAATGATGCAATGTCAGAAGAGGAAAAGATGGAATTCTATCAAAAACTTGGTTCAGATAGATGTTTGAAAATGATTGAAAAAGCAAACGACAAGAACCCAGATGGTGCAACATTGTCTGGAGAAGTTTGGTCATCATTACCAACAACTTTGAGATATCAAATCGCAAACAAAATATTAGGCGTCGAAGGAGAAGTGAAAGAAAATTTTACTCTCTGATGACGGACTCGCCTGAGGCAGTACTAATTTATATACCCTTAATGAAAGGTATAGGAATGAGTTGGGAAGAAATAAAACGAACACCTAGGATTGAATTGGAAGGACTGTTGAGTGCTATGCATGAATATGACACAATGCATTCAATGGATGGGTATGATGATAAAGATGTAAGTGAAATGGCAAAGAATAAACCTTCAATACGCTCTAGTTACACAAAGTATTTGGAGACTAGAAGAAAGTATGAAGACATGATTGGAAAGACACGACAACCAAAAAAGTTTGGAGATTTAATCTAGAATGGGATTTGCAGGACAAATATTTGCAGCACGCGTGGCAGTAGGATTAGCCGTTCCTAGCCCCGGGGCTTTGTCCCAGACTGGTAAGACATTGGCCGACGGAGTTTCGGGCATTTACGGCCGTTTAAACAAGCAAAGAGGCGAAGCTGCTAAGGCTCGTGAGCAAGCAGCCAAAGCTGAGATGCAAAAGGCTGAAGGGCAACTAGATAAATTTAGAAATACTGAAAGAGCTAAACTGTTAGCGAACTCAGGTAAGTTAGCTAGACGAGTTCAAGGTAGTGCAGAACAGATAGGAGAAGCTATGAGAGCTTCTACTGCTGGTGTAGCAGGTACATTGGAAGGTTTACAGAGTAAACTAGAACCTAAAGTTGCAAAAAAACTGATGGCTCGTGTATCTCAGATGAAAGACCCAACTGAGAAAGGTATACAACTAGCTAAGAACTACGCTAAACTTAAAGATTCTGAACGCCTCAAAATTAAAGAGACAATGGAAGAAAATATCAAAGCTGCAGAAGCTGAGATAAAAGGCACACAAAGAAAAATAAAAGCTAAAACAGATGAAATAAAAAAGACCGAAGAAGAAGCTGAGTTATTTAAGAAAGAATTTAAAGGTGATAGAAGGACAAAACCTTATTTAGACCAAATGAAAGCTTTCCGTGCTTTAAACGCAACAAGAAAAGAAGAAATAGAGGTTATGAAAAAGGGTGCTGAGACACAACTTGTGACATTACAACGAAGAAAAGAACAAAAAGAAATGTTAAAATCAATAGCCAGACCTCACAAAATGGCTAACGCAGCACTCAAAGAAGAAGAACAACGTTTGAAAGATGCTGCTAAAACTGCAGAAACTAAATATCATAAAGCACAGAAGAAAACAAAACAAGTGCTACGACAAAGTGCTGATGCTGCTGCACAGTTTGGACAAAAAATAGCAAGTAATGCACAGGCACTTGCAACTAACTTTACTGCATCATTAAGAGATACTATAGCTGTTATGACTGCTTTCTATTATAAACTCAGTCAAAATACCCAAGAACTCATTGCATTTGAAAGAGAATTGATGAATGCAAACTCTGTTTTCCAAGTGACTAGGGATGAGTTATTTCAAACTAGTAATCAAATAGTACAATTTGGACAAGAGTTTGGTTTAGAAATGCAAAACGGTGCAACAGGTTTATACCAACTTGCATCGGCAGGTTTAAGCGCTGACGAAGCAATGCAATTCTTACCAAATACTTTGAAGTTATCTATGGCTGTACAAGGTGACCACAATACAATCGCAAAACTTACCACACAGACTATAGCTGGTTTCGGTATGGAAGCGTCAGATGCAGCAGAAGTAACAGATAAGTTTGCGCATGCTATTCAGAAATCTTTGATTGAATATGAAGATTTATCAAGCGCTGTTAAGTTTGCTCTACCTTTCTTTACCTCTACAGGGCAATCTATAGACCAATTGTTAGGGGCATTACAAGTCTTGACTAATAGAGCATTAGAGGCAGGTATTGCTGGTAGGGGTCTTAGACAGGCATTAGCTGAATTTGCTGAAGGAGCTGAAGAGAATAGTGAAAAGTTTAGAGAGATGGGTATAGACATCCTAGATTCTTCTGGTAACATGAAGCAATTGACTGATATCGCTATGGAATTCAAGAATGCAGTTGGAAAAGAAATAGCTAACGATACTGAACTTTTAACTACATTGATAGATAAGTTGAACGTACGTGGTGCAACCGCTTTCGTGCACTTAGTACAAAATGCAGATGAATTCAAACAAACTGTCGATGAGACAGCTAACGCAGGTGGGGAGTTAGATAAAATGATTAAGGAGCAGAACGCTTCTATGATGGCACAAATCCAAATATTAAAAAATAACATACAGATGATGTTCTTCCATTATGATGGTATAGAAAGAGCAAATGGTGCCATGAACGAATTCCACAGTTCATTACTTGATGGTATTCAATCTTTACAAGATTTATTCGTTACACAAGAAAATGGTCAATTTGTTTTGACTACATTTGGAGCAGAGATACAAAGTATAGCAACTCGTGGAGTTAAAGTGCTAACAGATTTACTAAAAGAAGCTGTGACGTTTATTAAAGATTTCACCCAAGAAGGTATGATAAGCACAGATATGTTAAAATTATTTACATTACCACTTAGGATTACATTAGAAGTTTTACAGATGTTAGGTCCTAATTTTATTAAAATGATTTTGTACTATAAAGTTTTAAATAGTATATTACCTATTTCAATTGCATTGAATAAAGCATTTAATATGCAACTAAGCATGACTGCAATATTAGCTACTGGTGGTTTAGTATTACTAGTTGGTGCCTTGGTAGCAGCAAATAAAGAGTTTGGTATACTTACTAGCATTAGTACAGATTTAGGTTTAGAGTTTGGAGCTTTGGCTGGTATGGCTAAACACTTATTTGAAGAGGTATTGTATCCTAACATATTAAATGTAGGTCTCGAAATGTTTGCGTTTGGGGCAATAGCTGTTATGTCTATGAAAATGATTATAGCTGCAGCAAGTCCATTTGAACCAATTTTTGGTGCAGTTTTATTGGTACTTAAAAGTATAGTGCAACTTTTAGTTCATGGTATGGTTGCCGCCGTTAAGGTGGTTGTAACCCAATTAGAATTCTTTGTAGATGTTTTAGGTGAAATTAAAGCTGGATTTTTTGAAGGACAAGGTTTAATGGAAACAATGTCAAATATTGCGAAAGATATATATGATTATTATGTAGATATGTTTGGTATTATAGATGAAATGTTCATGAGTGTAGATTTACTAGCAGGACCTTGGCAGGCTATAAAAGATATTGTGACGGGTATAGTAGATGGTTTGAGAGAAGCAGTAGATTATGCTAAACAATTAGATATAGGTAACAGGGTCGCAGATGTAGGTTATGGAGATTACTCAGTAGGGGGTGCATATGACTATGTTGCAGGTGGTATTGGTGGACTATTTGCCAATGGTGGATATGTAAGAGGTATGAAATCAGGTGGTATGATGGGTTCCCGAAGACCTTATATAGTAGGTGAACGCGGCCCAGAACTATTCATGCCTAGCAGTTCAGGACAAATTATAAATACTGCGCGCACCGATAGTATAATGAGACAAGGTCTCGATGCAGGTCCAGCAACAAAAGGAGGAGCTCAAGAATTGGTTGTTTCTCAGTTGGTTGTCGGCAACGCAAAATTAAAGAATACAAGAATGGCAGTAGATTCATTCGCAGGAGTGGTGTAGATGGTAAACGTACAGAAAAATCATTTTTATAGAAAAACAGTTATTCCTACAACGGGAGCCGCTAAATTACACGCTCTTTATAAAGATTTGCCTCTTAGTGAGTCAAGTACATGGACATTTAAAGGTGCATCCGAAGCTAATAAGTTTGTAGTTTCAGGTAGTGTACCCTCAGACCCACCATATAAACAAGGTGAATTAGATTATGCTAGACTTGTTATGACATGTTCTGGTACAGATTTAAGTAAAACAGCAAGATTACCCAATGTCACCATGTATAAATTAAAAAGTAACATGGAAATGACAGAGGGAGGAGCTGGTATAAATACTAATGGTGAAAATATGGTGGTATATTCATCAATACCAGACACTGATAATTTATATAAAGAAGAAAACTTTGACGGTGCAGATAAAAGTTTAGGTATAGCAGTTACTACTGATACCGTAGGTGGAGGTCTTAGACAGTTAGAAGACCCATATGGTGACCCAGATGATTTAGCAAGTGCTATATATGCTGGTGGTACATTCTCTATCTTTCATTCAGGTGAAGAAGTAGAGGGTGGTACTGGTGCATTTTTATCAAGATATTTCGGTCAATTCAATGAAACAACTGGTAAGTATGATATAATGCTTAAACCAGTGATTTCTTCAAAACCATCTGGTAAGTGGACAGTTAAAGTTGATAAAAGAAAAGATATGGAAAAATATCTAGTGTTCAAACCTATTTGGAGATGGAATGATATTAAAGGTTTAGTTGAGTATAAAAAGACTATATCTAAAGGAGGCGACACTGAGGAAAATACAGTGCCGGTTTCAGAAAATAACACAATATTCCAAAGAATAGGAATGACTCCAGATAATCAAAACATTGTAACAGAGAATGTTGATGGTAGTCCATGGATATTTAGTGCTATAGAATTAAGCCAAGAGCGAGCTGCTGTTGGTGGACAATCTTTAAAGTTATCACATTTATGGAACTCTACAGACGGTACTGCAGACTCTCAGAACATATATGGACCGAAAACTGCAATAAACCCTCAGTTCACAACATGTGTTACTGAAGATATTCCTTTTCCTATACCATTAGACCAAGCATTTGCTGGTGCTGATGCTACTATAAGTGACGTTAGTGGTTCTTCAGTATTAGCTCCAGAACTTAATATGAAGGTTAATATAGCAGAAATGGGTCAACAACTTGAGTTAAGCACTGCTACTTCGTATCCCGGTCAGATGAAAGACCCTATAAGTAAGAGAAATGTATATTTAGGCCGTAGTGCTACGGCTGCTCATACTGAGAACTCTCTTTCTTTTAAAACATTATTACGTTCATTTTGCGTTACCTTTTCTAATTATTTACCAGAAGAAAATGAATCTATGGATACTTTCGTTAGAAGAGGATTAAACGATTTTTACTGTGGTACAGACATTAAAGATAATGTATTAACTAATAATACTGTAGCATCAGGAGCCACAGAACACAGTTCTACAAAAAATAGGAAAATAGTTGGAGGTATAAGTTTTACACGTAGATTAAATGCATCTGCTCAATCAGACCAAACCTCAGCTGCAGCTATTGTAAACGCTATGCCTATGTTAACACGTATGAGTCCATACGCTTATAATTTTGCCTCTAGAAATAGAATGATGGTTTTTAGTTCGGGTACTGCTGGTGCTACATTAACTGATAGAGATGCTAATATATTATGTCAGGGTGCTACTGTTGGATTCCCTAGTGGTACATCTACATCTGGAGCAACTGCTGATAGGATGGGAACACTTTCTGATTTTGAGCCTGTAGTCCCTATATCTATGGATAAGTTCTTTAATATGAAGTTTGTATGGAATATGAATGGTAGAAATAAAGGACATCAGATACATGTTTCTGGATGTTCAGTAAATAATACTACTACATTGACATTACCTAGCTCTGATGCAACTGCAGGTTTGACTACGGGGATGCTTGCTATCCTTAGAAAATCTGATGGTAGTATTAATAAAAGACATATTGATAGTATAGGTACTAATACTGTTACATTAAATACCGCTACTACTTTCGGAACGATAAGTGCTGTTGATGTTATATTCCAAGGTGATACTGCTGCAGATTTGATGAGAGTACATTTTACAGATACAGTAGTAGAATCTGCTAGAATGGTAGGAGGTTCAGAAGTAGATGGTTTAGAAAATGCAGAAAACGCACCTCCATCTTTACCTATTTATTTCCCTGTAGCTCCTTTCCCTAAAACAATTGCCGCACCTCAAGCAGGTAACAATGACTGGTCATGGGCAGAGTTCCCACAATATTGGCCACGATACATGACCATATGGTTAAATAATTATAGATTTATACCCACTACAGAAAAGAAATGGGGTGAGGGCTCTGGTGGTAATGGTATTATACAAAACGATTTCCCTACTGCATCTGGTGCAAGACAAGCTACAGTTTATGTAGATAGTATAAACATGAAATACTTTGCGCCTGAAGTTATGAATCACTCTGCAGGAGCTAGTACTTTTAGTAAACCTTTATCAATAAAGAAATCAGTTCATACTTCTTTTATGACATCTGGTGCAGCACACAGTGGAAGCACTGAGGTACTTCCAGACACTGCTAATCCTAGACCAAATATACAATCTGGGTTTGCTACGAGAGTAAATAGTGCTGGTGAGGCACTTACTCAGTATACTTTACCAACTTATATATGTATGGGATTCGATAATAAAGCGGATGCATTTTATGATTCTGCCGGAGATTATGTAGGAGCACTTATGTTTAATGGCTTCGCAAGTCCTTCAATCAATAATTTAACTAGAAATACAGAGTTTACTACTAAAGCTTGGGCTAGTAGTGTAAGTGGTAATTTCACTGACTTAACTGCAGCACAGCAAGGTCAAATAAATTCAAGTATTGGAAGGTTTGGTTACGATATGTTTGGTGCTAAATATTCATCTGCTCATACATCAAGTAATGGTAGTGTTATTTTACCTTCTTTCCGTACCCAAGGTACTGTTGTTAGGACAAAATTAGATGGTTCAGTTGATGACGAACCATTTGCTATTTGTTTGGCGTCTGGTAACGAAGGCACTGGTACACGTTCTACAGATGCATTTACTTCTAAAGGAGCATTACAAATAGCTGCTGAGGCAGGAACTGCTAATCAATATAGCACAGGTTTAATAAATAACTGGGTAAAACGAGAGAACCCACTAGCATCGGTCAAAGTGGAATCAGCTAAATCTATGGATACCAATGACCCTAATTACAATAATCAATTTTCAACCATATTAGTAGACAATGTAGAAATATTTAGAGAGAAAAACATTGGTGATACTGAATATGTATTATATATAGCAGGAGCATCAGCTACTGCTGCACAAGTTACTGGTACTACAATTGTACAAAATTCAACTGCTGGATACAATTGGTCTGGTTCTTTTAAAGAGATAGGAGCTGTAACTCAAAGAAGTGAGGTCGTTAAACAAACTAAACCTCCAACTGTTATAGGTAATAAATTTGCAATACACTTGAATAGACCAGTAGAACTCATGTATCCAACTGAAGTTGCGCCATATGTATATATATCACCATTTAAATATTGGTTAAACTTTGAAGTATATCCCGGTAATGTTGCAGTAGAAGGAGCAAGCACTGGTGCAGTTATAAAAGGAACTGAGACTGATAGTAAAGTGTATGATACAGTTGTACCACTTAGCGCATTACCAAGCGCTACTACGCTCACGGGTTCTACATTTAACGAATTGACCTATGGATACAACAGTACAGCTGGATTAGCCGCTGGAAGGCATGGTTTATACAGTAAGCCGTGGGTATTAGAGCCAGCTGAGAAACTAGAAACTAGTTTAGATTTAACAACAGACTATGGATTTGGAGCTTTTGACCCTGAAACACTGTTAGGTGGTGAAGTTGATGTCAAGCCTGCACAAACAGGATTATTAACAGAGTTAGATTTCTCTAAAATTGCTAAAAACTTAAAACCAGAACAACCATTATTGATGACATTAAATCTTTATAAAGCTACTTCTGACCAAAGTGCAACGTTCTATGGTAACGATTATACTACTAACATTGCTTACAAACCTTACTTCTTGTTTGGATATCACGACGAGGTACCAAAAGTACATAACTTCTCAGTTGGGCCTGCAGTAAAAGATATATTAGATAAAAATTTATATGAATTGACTACAGAAAACCTAAACGCAGTTAAGTTTCAGTTTGATGTAAGTGGTGATGATATATGGTATAAATATATGATTATAAACGATAGTGGTTCTGTACAAGATAAATACGACCAAGCTTTCTTGTGGGCTCCTCTAAACGAATCTATAAATACAGACTTGTCTCAGCCTAGCTTTAGGGTATACAGTCCAAACGGTTCATTTGATGATGCATCTACTACACTATCAAATAACAATAGTGTTATATCAGACATAGAAGGTCTGGCTGGTTATGCAGCTAAATTCAATGGTAATAATAGTTTCTTAAGATTATTAAATAGTGTAGAGACTAAACCTACATCAGAAACTAAGTTTAGTTTTGTAGCACACGCCATACCTGCAAGTGGTATGACTGGTGCTAATTATATATACAGTAAAGGTAACGGAGAGAGTCAAGGGCTATGGATATATGTTTCTGGTTCTACATCACGTAACCAAAAAGTATATATTAGACAAAGAAATACAGAATTGGTAGGTAAATCTACAGTTATTTGTGATGGTAAGACACCATTGAATATAGTATATACTTATGAAAGTGGTTCAACAGACGGATATTCTGGTAAATTATACGTTAATGGAACATTAGAAGATATGGGTAACCCCGGTATAGTAAGTGATACTGATAATCACCGTATAGGTGCAGAAGATGATGGTGGTGATGCTTTCGATGGTCATATAGAAGAAGTAATATTTTATGAGACAGTTCTCAAAGTAGTAGAATCAGATAGTGAGTTTATAATGAATACTAGAGAATTAAATGACAAACTAGGTTCTGAGATTGCTACAAACAATGCTAAGTTGTTTGCTTATGATTATACAAATATTAGAGGTAAAAATGACAATGAAGTCGCAAGTTCTAAAAATATATCTTGGAGGGTTGATACACCATGAGTTTGTCTTGGGATGATACTACAGCTAACGTTTTTCAAGAAGTAACAGCTACGATAGCTACTTCAGGAGCAGATGCAAGAGCTATTTATGTAGATTGGGGAGATGGACAAGACCCTGACGGAAACTTTACACATGATAAAAGATATGCAAATTATCAATGGATTACATCAACTGAGGTTACAGGTAGTTTTACTGCAAAGCATACCTACACAGCTACTGGTACGTTTTATCCAGTAGTCCAAGTTATAAACTCAGATGGCTTAGCATCTAAATACTATGCTCATACTAGTGCTACAGGTGTACCAGAGCCTCACGTTAACGCTAATACTATTACAGGTAACACAGTATCTGATACAGCTGCTACAGCTATAATGAGAACACAGAATAAACAAGTCAAATCTGGTATAGATAATTCTTATCTAGAAGAGTTTGGTGCAAACCTCATTTATATATCTATACCTCCACTAGCAACAGACACACAATTAAGTTATGTAAATAGTGTTATTGTAGAAGTAGAGGGTATTGTAGAATCCACAATGAATGATACTGGTTCAGCAGCTACGAGTGTGGGTGGTGGTGGAAGATTTATTAAAACGGTATCTAAAACTGTTAATTATACATTTGGTCCCGGATATACAGAAGTAGACCCCGGTGATGGTAACCAGTGGGTTAAAATTTTAAAAGCTACTTGGGTAAACCCTAAATTAGCTAGCAATCATACTGATTATGACCGCAACGAAGCGTATAATTTAGTTAAAGTATTTTTATTAGTAAAGGGTAAAGATGATAATTATTATCCTATTACTTACTTATCTGCAGGTTCACCTATAAAAAAGGCAGACGATTCCTCTAGAAATATTGTTATGGATTTCACACAAAGTAGAGCTGCTGCATCTAATGTTAATTTAAATAAATATAGATATGATGTAGGCAAAGTATGGTTTCAACCAGCCTTTGAATGGGAATCGAATTACACTGATGATTATCGTTATTTAACTGACAAGACTGTAACCACATTTACACAGAAAAAGGTAGCATACACTTACATGACTAATCCAATCGGCTTAGATGGTGATAGTGACCCTGATAAAACTGCATGGGGCACAGGTACAACTGCACTTGATTGGAATATAGATGCGTCTGATGACCAGAAAGTAAGAACTAATCAATTTTTAATCGATGAATATGGATGTTTTTTCCCTACATATCACTTTACAAGATTATCTGTACAACCATCTAGTTCTTCTACACTCACTGGAACTTCAATGAGTTCAATTGGTGACAATAGCCCATATGTACTGAGAGTTACACCCGCTGGTCTCAGTACAATGTCAAACACAACATCAGGTTCTTTTACAAAATTAGATGTAGCTCCACTCTCTTCTGGTAATTATAGCAAAGATTACACAAGAGAAGCATTTAAAAATGGGTCTAGTAATGTAGTTAGCCTAGATTCTATAAACACTCAAACTTGGAAAACTATAGATGGTCAGACTCGAACTGAGAATGAATATCTAATTACACTATTTACTAACAAAACAAACAAAATAGGATTCAATATATCACCATATGGTAGTGATTTAATATCAAGAGCATTGTCAGGTAGTGCACCTACTAACCCTATAACTATAACAGTATCTTATCTACACGTAGACCACTTTGGTACAACTAGACAGAATATGTATTGGAAAGAGTTAGAAACTATAGATACCACAAAAATAGAGTGGGAAGTAAGAAACACTACATCTGGTGCATACTTTGACCATAGTACGTCTTTAGCTAAAACTGGTTATATTTCTTTTGATATGCCAGAAAACTGGCAAAAAGTATCTATGGATGATATGGTAGGTGGTTATGGTACTAGTGGTGAAGGATTTTATGGTCAACAACCTAACTTAACTAGCATTGAAGTAGGTGGAGATATAGGTACTAATGAATTTTTTATTACTGGTACAGCTACTGGACAAGGGATTACAGGAATATCAGAATATGGTGACTACATAGAAATAGGTAGTTTAACTGGAGATAATGTTACCGCTGGTGCTATTGATGAGGATGTTATAGGTTCAGTAGATGAAGCAGGTGCTTTTAAATATTTAGCTGTATGTTTGACAGGAGCAGGTGTAGCAAATACTGACATTACCGCAGGATGGGTAGCAAGTGGTTCAGCTAATGGTATAAAGAGTGACCGCACTAAATTGTATGTGCATTATGGTGAAAACGAAACAAAGGGATGGGGTAATTTTAATAACACGGCTAATACTAAATGGCTTATAAAGCGTGTTAATATCTATGATGTTTTTACAGGAGTTAGTAAAATAGAATTAGGAGCAGGGGGAACGAATAAAGTACCAGTTGATTGGGTAGGAGTAAATGGTGCAAGTGTATTTAAAAATTATTATTGTTTCAAAGACCCTACTGATGCGACATTAACTGCTTCAGGCACACTAGCATCTGGTGCTACTTCTAGCTGGTCGAAATTAAATACTACTCAAGTAGGAACTAAACCAGAAAGAAAATACGCAATAAAAATATCTGTTAGTGGTGCAGCAGAGGATAGTAATGGTCTAGATATATACAATGTTTGGGATGCAACAGAGGGTCATGTCAATGTTATAGAGCAAATTGATGACTCTGCGTATAACCTCAATTCTATCCCTCTAACTGCCTCTGTAGGGGTAGGGCGTGCAAGTAACTTATACACGGCCATTACGCGCAAAGGAAAGGTGTTTATAGCGCAAACTGGTGTACCAATACAGACTATAGGCTTTTCAAGTGTAGCTTTGGGTGATGAAAACAACTCCTCAGCCTTTTCCTTGAATGGTCCCGGTAGTACGTATGGTTATCTACATAAGATTAGAAAATTACAAGCAAACGGCAAACGTGTGTACTGGGATGAGAAACAAAAGGATGGTACATTCGTACGATTCTGGGGAGTAATACAGAACGTAGATGAATCTAGAGAAGTAGGTGGTCCTAGAGCTGTCATGAATTATTCATTCAACTTGGTTGTAGAAAACATCGCACTGTTAGAAAATGATGGTAAATTGATGACAGATATATTCCCTCTTGGGGGTGTCTTAGATGACAAAACTTACACCTAGAATTACTATTGATGGCGTAGAAGTAGATTACTTAGATGGTAACTACACACAGCCCGGTGGATTAGGCGCTGCTACGCTCACATTCAAGATACCAATGCTTCAACAAGGTATGAAAAAACTTTGGAACAAGGAAGTATTATTATATTTAAACGAATCTGACGGGGTGCCAATATTCCGTGGATACATAAAAAGAGTTAAGGAAACGTTTGAAGAGTTAGAAATATTCGCTCAAGATATTTTAGGGTATATGGTAAAAGGAGGAGACCAAGAAGTAGCCAAGATTGTACTGACCGACACTGATAATCTCGATGGTCTCACAGCCTCAGCTGCCATAACCAAGGCTCTCAGCAAAGCAAACCTCAGTTCTAAACTCAGTGTTTTAGGAAATACTTCCCCTACAATGGGCACTGTACGACCTCCCTTACGTGGAGCTCTATCTGTCTTAGATATAATTAAGACATTGCTAAGTCAAGCAGTGAATAATAATAGCACCCTACCTAGACCTAATATAGCACGCATAGTAGAGAATGGCTCTACATCTCAACTCGTAATAGAGCTTGAGGCTGATGTAGATAGTGACCCTATAGTGCATGCTTATACAGAGCATGATAACATAATATCGCTATCTATAAACGAAAGACGTGTACCAACAGTTATTGTAGTCAATGGTAAGGATGGTGTCAGTGGTACATTCACGCATGATACTGCAAGAAGTGCCTTTGATAGAAATTATTTAGAAGTAACTAATGAAACGTTAACATCACCAGCTGATTGTAAAGACTTTGCTATAAAATTATTTGAAGCAAATCTAAAAGCACAGTATGAATATGGTGTAGTTGTTACAGAGGGAGGTTATCTCAATGAAAATGATGTAATACGCATTACAACTGACGATGACCGTCTTAGTGGTAACTATCGTGTTATAGGTAAAAAGGTAACGTTCTCGCCAAATAGTTACTCAGTTGGTATAACTATTAACAAGAAACCACCAACACTAGCTGAATATATCAGTAGCAGAGATAACTAAACCTGTTAATAAAAAAGCTAAACTTTTAAAATATCTATGGATTGTTAGCTCGCGGATTCCCAGTTTTTCCATCA